TTTCTATCTTCAGCTTCTACTCTAGTTTCAAAATCTCCACACCTTGCACCATACTCGTTAAGATATTCGTTTCTAGGATATGCAGGTTTGCAAAATACTGTTAGACCTATAAACATTATAATAAGTATTGCTGTAAATCTGTAATCCATCTTGAGACACTCCATACATTACCTATTTAAATCTTTTATATCGTAGCTGTGTTCTCGTACCTGGTCTGCTAACTGTCTGTATAAATTTTCTGCCATCTGCCACGTAGATTCTGCAGAAGTTAGTCTTGTGTTTTGATCTGTAATTTTATCTTGAGCTGCAGTTAAATCTCTTTGAAGATTTACAATTTTGTTTTGATTGTCGTTGATCGTGTCTGTTAGATTAACAATATACTTAACGCCAGTGAACGTCCCGAACAAGACAGATGCTATGACGGGTATTAATACAAAATTCTTTTTGAATAGTTCTGCAACGTTCATTCACAAAACCTACAGTATAATTGCTGCTGCTAATATAACTGCAATTATAATTACACATACTTTGTGGTTCATCCAACAATGTATTGCTTTATCTTTAATTTTATCAATCATCTTTTTTTTCCTCTATTTCGTAAAAGAAGTCGTCCGTGTCTGATGTTCTCCACTTGCCACTATCTTCTACATTCCATTCGTTAGTTTGTACTTTCCAATCTGGAGTATTATCTTTCACAGTAAAGGAAGGTAGATCCCAAATACATCTATTGTTTGGTTGTGCTGCAAAATTGCCTTCGTCTAAAGCAATTATGTGTGCGCACTTATGTTCGTGCGGTATTTCCGAATGATCGGTATCTAGTATATTAGCATCTGGGTGTCCCCAGTCAACAGTAAATAAGTATGAACCGTGATGTTTTTTTTTATCTTTACCAAAATAATAACCCGAAGCTGCGCTTAAGATAGACCAATGAGTGACAGTAGGATAATAAGAAAAACAATTCCAAAGCTCCAATTCATCAAGTCTTCTTGTGGGCACTCTGGATGGGTCAAATCCCTTTTGAATAAATGCGCTAATTGGTAGGCGATAAAATATTGCACCGTTACCCATAAGAGCATGAAATAATATAGCACGACCCCCCATGCTAGTAAGACCAAAGATAATACAGTCTTCAACTTCTCCATGATGTTTTTTAAGATCATATAAATATTCCCTTCTTACTTGTGCATATATAGTTGGTGTGTTTGCGTTTAAATAAGCCATTACTTTATATCACCCCAATTATTTCCCTTTTCATAATCCACTTTGTTTGGTACCTGCAACTCTACTGCAGATTCCATTATCTCAATAATCTCCTCGGCTTTTTTAGGAGATTCAACAGATATATCAACTTCATCGTGAATTTGTATATGAGGTATTATACCATTTTCATATAAAGCTACCATACTTTTCTTTGTCATATCAGCTGCCGATCCTTGTATCAATTTGTTTAATGCTTTGTAAGTAAATGCACGTTTTAATGGCTCATCATATTCTTTTCTAGCCATCTCCAGTGGTAATGGTTTGAATACACCAAATTGTACTGGTTGCCAAAGATCGAAATGACACGCCCTGCCTAACAAAGTTCTGATCTTTCCACGATCATTTGCTTTACGAGATACATTCTCCATCAACTGTTTTACAAATGGAGCTTTAGTATGATATTGTTTTATCAATTTTTCTGCAGAATCTTTCATTAGTCCTAGCTCTGCCATTAATTTATTTTTACCCATACCATACATTAATCCTAAATTAATTGTCTTGGCCTGCTTTCGTTCTATGCCTGCCATATCTGCTACTACCTGGTGGAAGTCTGCATCCCCTTGGTTATATGCATCTACAATTTCATCAACACCTTCTAAATTTTGTAACTTTGCATAGTGTACTAAAATTCTAGGTTCTTGTTGTGAGTAGTCAAACGATCCCCAAACAGTTTTTTCTTCTGGAATAAATATAGATCTAATCATCGGTCCCAGCTCCGGGTGCCTCGCTGGAATCTGCTGTAAGTTTGGATTACTCATAGAGAATCTACCTGTCACCGTCCCACCTGCATCTGATCGTATTTGATTTATGTCTGCGTGTATTCTACCATCAACTGCGTGTTTAGTAATCGAATCAATAAAAGTTGTGTGCGCTTTGTTGATCTCTCTTGCGTCTGCAATACAACGTGCTAATTCGTGTGGATGGTTTTGTAAAAAGTTTTTTGTAAAACTAGGTTCATTACTTTTTTCTGTCCTGTCATATGGTAATTTTAATTTGTCAAAAGCTTTTGCAATAGATCTAGCTGCATGTATTTCTACATGAATACCTGTTAACTCTTTGATTTTACTAATGATTTTAGCTTCTCTTTGCATAAGATTTTTTTTAATTTTATCTGCATGTTCAAGATTAACTCTTACACCTTTGAATCTCATATCAACTAAACAAGGAAATAGTTTTGTCTCTAGGTTAAACACATCCCAAAGTTCTTCTTTATATAATTCAGTCTCTAATCTTTTCCAAAGTTTTAAGGTAGCTTCAGCATCTCTCTCTGCATATTGTCCTACAAATAGTGCAGGTAATCTCCACATATCTTTTTTAGGATCAAGACCATATTCTTTAGCAGCTGCTTGTAAAATATTTTCATCTTTACCAATACCCACATAAAATCTTGCTAGAGTATTTAATGCATAAGATAATCTATTCTCATCTATTAAAGACGCTGCAATCATAGTATCTACGATTTTACCTTTTACAATTATTCCTTCTGATCTTAACCAACACACATCATACATTGCATTGTGAAATATAAATGTTGTGTCAGGTTGATTAACTATATCTTTAAGCCAAGAGTAAACTAAATTTTTATCTAGATTACCACCTGATTCGTGATGAATTGGAAAGTATCCTGCCCAACCTTCTACGGCTACAGCTACTCCTGCTACATGACCTCTACCTGTAACATTACCAGAACCTAATGTAGTTAAGTGTGGATCATTAGTTTCTAAATCTATTGCTATCTCCTTACAACCACGAAGATCTTTTAGTTCTTCTGGCATAACCCATTCTGTTTCTGGAGTAAACAATGGGATCTGGGTACTTCTCACGAGTAATCCCTTTCAATAATCATCTCTAAATAGTGTATAGCTTTTCTCACGTCCTCTTCCTTTCCCTTCGATTGATGTCTACAGATATATTTTATAGCGTTGCCCTCTGCGAAAAGCAACTTGTTTTCGTTAATAAACTCTGCAGGTTGAATTTTCATTTGTTTATAATGTTTTCCTCCTACCTGTGTATCTAGAGAATCATATTCTGCTTTCTTAAATATTTCTTTATTGGTCATAGTATATAAGCACGATCAAAGTTCTTTGGATCTAACACATGCAATTCACGCTTCGCTCTCGTCGCTCCGGTATAAAATAATCTATGTAATTCATCTGGGTCGTGACTAAAAGTTTCAAGTGCTGCATTAGTTAAGTCCTGCATAAGCAAAACTTTATCGGCTTCTCCTCCTTTCGCTCCGTGTATAGTTGACATTGTTATACGAGGATTTTTATTTATTTGCTCTCCATTCGCCCTCATATTACGAATATAGTTTTCTGTGAGAGTATCTAAACCTTCAAAAGATTCGTACCAAACCTTATCAGTTATTAGTCCGTGTTTCTCTTGACAGTCTTGTAATGTATATTTGTCATCAGCGTGTAATGTTTTACCTTTTCTAAATCCTTCTAATACATTTGATCCAAGATATTCATAAATGTTTTTTATTTCTAAATGATTTAAGGTGCCTTCTTTACGCCATGATTCCCAATTGTTTAATGCTAATAATAATTTAAGAGATATAGAATTTCTTCCTTTGTATTGATAATACCATCCTTGTAGTTCACATAAATCTTTTACATCATCTAAAAAATAATTAGCTGAAGATAGTACTAACCAATTACCTTGAGACATATCTACTTGTGTAATATCAGAATATCTTTTTAAGATTCCCTCATCATCTCTTGGTCTATATTGTTTATCAAATCTATTTTGTACCTTACTAATTATATGTTGAGATAGTTCGTGTATTGGTCCACCTGGTATTCTATATGATTGTTCTAATGTTTTGATATCATCTACTTCTTCTTTTAAAGCTATGAAGTGATCTACATCTGCACCTGCCCATTTAAATATTGCTTGATCATCATCTCCTGCAATGTAAGTTTTGTTAGCGTTTGTCCAAAGTTTTCTAACCATATCCCATTGTATTAAAGATAAGTCCTGCGCTTCATCTATAAACAATACTTCAAATTTAGGATTAATATCCTTTTGTATAAAATTTTCTAATAAGTCATTAAAGTCTTTCAAGCCTTTTTC